TTGAATCTCGCACTGATGAAATGGGTGTGTTACTGACCCTCACGGTTAACAAAGAAGACATGGGAAAAGTCATCGGTCGCCAAGGTAATACCGCTAAAGCAATTCGCTCACTTCTCCGAATCGTTGGCATGCGTGAAAATGCAAGAATCAATCTAAAAATAAACGAGCCAGAGGGCTCCACACATACCCATGACACCAACGCCTAAAGAAAAAACAAAAGTGTCTGATGAAATGGTGATTGAATACCTGTCTCTTTCCGAGATTATCCCTTACTTCAAGAATGCCAAAGAACATCCGCAGAAGCAGATCAAGAAAGTGGCTGCCTCAATCCAAGAGTTCGGCTTCAACCAACCAATCGTCATCGACAAACAAAAGGTGATCATTGTTGGTCACGGCCGATACCTTGCCGCACAATTCCTCGGTCTACCCAATGTCCCTACACTTACAATCGACCTGAATGAAGAACGTGCCAAATCATACCGATTGGCCGACAACAAACTCAATGAGTCTGACTGGACGATGGAAATCGTGATCGAAGAACTGAAATCACTCTCACTCCAAATGCTCGACCTCACTGGCTTCGATGCAAACCTTATACTTGAAACTAAAGAAGATGACCCTGACCTCTCGGCAATTGGCGCTCCCCGAAGCGTACTCGGTGACATCTACCAACTCGGTGAACACAAGCTGATCTGTGGTGACTCGGTCGATCCGAATACTTATAAAGCGCTTCTCGGTGATGAAAAGGCTCGTCTGGTTTTCACCGATCCTCCGTATTCCATCGATTACCAATCTACAGCAGGCATGCCCGACAAGTTTACAGGTAAAAGGAAGACACAATATAGCTATGCAAGTGATAAATTTGGAGGCGGTGGTGGTCGTATGTTCAACGATGATAAGACACCCGAAGAGGCCCTAGAGTTCTACAAAAAAGTATCTGAACAGTTGCATGCGTTCTCAACCGATGATGCAACTCTCTACTGGTGGTATGCATCCCGACTCACAGATATCAATATGCAAGCGCTTCGAGAACAGGGTTGGCATTTTTCCCAGATTGTTCTCTGGCTCAAGAACTCGCTGATATTCAGTCCAGGTCAACTCTTCCACCGCATATACGAACCCTGCATGGTGCTATGGAAACAAGGCAAGTCGCATTACCAAAACCTCACATTCTCAAGCTTCACAGAACTATGGACAACTGGTGGCCTCAAGACATTCGCCGAAAACCTCGATGTCTGGTATCAGAAGCGGGATAACACCAACTCCTACATCCATCCTACGCAGAAGCCCGTACAGCTGGCCGAGCGCGCCCTGAAACGCTCGTCAGAAATAGGTGACATCGTTCTCGATGCATTTGGTGGCTCTGGCTCCACTCTTATCACATGTGAACAGCTTGGTCGTAAAGCACGGCTCATCGAGCTAGATCCAAAATATGTCGATGCCATTGTCGGCCGTTGGGTCAAATACAGTGAAAACCAATCAGTGATTAAGAACGGTGAAGAAATCCAATGGAATGCATAGATGAAAAACCAGTGGATACGAAGCGCATGACCATCGCGCAGATGACCGAGTTAGTCGGCTACGACCCCATCACAGTCTGCATACAGAATAAGTGGATCGTGATCAATTATCCAACTATGGTCGTACGCATTAGAAAATGGTAAAATAAGACAATAAAACACTATGGGACGCAAATCTAACAATCAAAAATGGCGTGAAGCCTTAAGCGCGGCAAAGAACAAATTGACTCCTGAAGTTGTCCGACAACTCAAGGAAGCATTTGCCATAGGCGCAACAGTCACTCAAGCGTGCTACTACGCGGAAATAGCCGACTCTACCTACTACGATTGGGTATCGAAGAATCCACAGTTAGGGGAGGAGTTCACTAAGATGCGCCAACGCTTGCCCCTAGCCGCCAAAACAAACATCGCTTCTGCCATTCAGAACATGAAAGACATTGGCCTATCCAAGTGGCTTGTGGAACGTACCGAACCAGATGCATACGGCGAAACCCTCAACCTCAAACACCAAGGCGACCTCAATCTCGCCTCCGAGGACAAAGAAGCCCTCAAGTCGTTCCACGAAACCCTACGTGCCAACCTACGCGACCGAAGCCTGAAGAAGGCCAAGGAAGAAGGCGAACTACCAGCATGAAAATAATCCACGAACTACCACCCATATACGATGCCTTGGTGAACGCAGGAATGCGCCCAAGCCTAACCACAATCTATGCATATGGTGATGCAATCTATGCACCAGCTGGCCAACACATCCCCGAAGACCTGATGGTGCATGAATCTACCCATTCTCGACAGCAATCTACTCATCCTGATGAATGGTGGTCTCGGTACATTGACGATCCTTACTTCCGCATCGAACAAGAAGTCGAGGCCTACGCCAACCAGTATCGCTATGTGTGCCGAAACATGATCAAGGACCGCAATGCCCGAGTGCGCTTCCTTACACACTTGGCCAGTGTGCTGTCGGGTCCCATTTATGGCAATGTGATACTACAGTCGGTAGCGTTCGAACGTATTAAAAAACTAGCAAATATATCATGACAAATTGTAACCATCGATTCGTATTAGTGAAAACAGATGTCGACTATACCAATGAGGTTAACCCTACGGTGCCGTCTCAAACATCAGCTGGCGGATCGAGTTCCCATCTTATAGAAGTCCCAAATTCAATCCACGCTGTTGTCGTCTGTGCTTGGTGTGGCCATGTGCGTCACGTCTACGCCAACGGCAACATTAAAGTTATAAAAGAGCATGGCGAAACAACCCAAACAATATAGGGATATCCACGAGTGGCTCATCGGTGAAGAAATCAAAAACGAAAAGGGTGATCCGATTGAATTTGATAGTCACCCGTTCCTCTTTGATATCTACGCAGATCAGGCCAAATACCTGACCATTATGAAAGCCGCGCAGGTCGGCCTTTCAACCGCCTCGATCCTCAAAAACCACTTCGATGCCAAGAAGTATGAGCTGGACATCATCTACACTCTCCCAACTGACGGCGACGTGCGCACCTTCGTCGGCGGAAAGGTGAATCGAATCATTGCCAATAACCTCTCCATGCTCGATGACGTGGCCGACAAAGATTCTATCGAACAGAAACAGATCGGCAAGTCGATGGAATACTTCCGAGGCACATGGACAAAGAAGGCCGCCATCATGGTCACCGCCGACCGCCTTGTCCACGATGAAAAAGACAGCTCCAAGCTTGATGTCATTGCCGACTACCAAGCCCGCCTCCAACACTCCAAACACAAACAAACACACACATTCTCTCACCCCTCACTACCCGAGACGGGTGTACACGCCGACTGGTTGGCGAGCGACCAAAAGCACTGGTTCGTGAAATGTCCGAGCTGTAAGCACTGGCAATTCCTCTCGTGGAACACCGAAGACCCAAATCAAATGTCCATTGACCTCGAACGCCGAGCCTTTGTGTGCAAGAAGTGCCGAGAGATCCTACCCGAGTATGTTCGACGAAATGGCCAGTGGGTTGCCAAATACAAGGATAAGCCGATTTCTGGCTACTGGGTACCCCTCCTAATTGCCCCCTGGATGACCGCAGGTGCGCTTATAGACAAGTTTCGACACCCTGACACCACACCCGAGTTTTGGTGGACTAAGGTGCTCGGTTTGCCCTATGCGGACGGATCCTCCAAACTCCTCCGTAAGAGCTTCTTCCAAAACCTGACTGGCAAACAATGGGCGCCACCCAAAGACGAACGTGTCGTGATCGGTGTCGACACAGGCCTCCGTATTGACTACGTTGTCGGAAACACCAAAGGTCTATTCCACCATGGTGATGCCGAAGACTACTCTGCCCTCGATCTGCTCATGGAACGTTGGCCAAGAGCCATAGCCATGCTCGACGGTGGTGGAGACATCCTGCGTACCCGAGCATTCAAAGAAAAATGGCCAGGGCGTGTCTTCCTCTGCTACCTCACTGGTGACCGAAAGAAAAACGAAATGGTGACGTTCGGAACTGGCGATGAAGCGAGTGCGGCAACAGCTGATCGTAATCGCATGATCCAGTTGGTCGTCGATGAATACCGCACCAATCGCATACCAGTCCACGGGACCGAAGAGCAGTGGTTTGAATACTGGCTCGACTGGAATAATCTCTCAAAAATGAAGGTGCTTGATCCTGATACCAACGTGGTCAAAGGATACAAATGGGTCCGCAATGGGCGTGATCACCGCGCCCTTGCCACAGTGTTCTGGCGCGTTGGAATGCGACGATTCGCTGGTACAGGAAGCATCGTGCAGTCCGAAACGGAAGTACGCCCAACAAGCTACATGATCGACCCTAACCAGACAGTCTCCTTTGACCCTGATGAGATGTTTATAAAAGGCGTGAACAAAACCCTTGACGAATTGGAAGAGTCCGATGACTGGCGAAACGTATAGTTATCCCCTGCCGACCGCTTGGCACTGGATTTTTGAGGTGATACAATGTATTCATTATTAGCTAATTTTCAAATCATGAAACAATGCTCAAGTGGCCATGCATGGGAGAATGGTGAAAAATGCGACCGATGTGGTGGCATTGATACCACTGCCCCTGCGAGTGTTGCAGATCAAACCAACATGAACGACGAAAAAGATACACTTACCCCTGCACCAGTAGAGGAAAGCGCACCAGAAGAAGTCGCTCCTGCTGAAGATGTAGAGGAGGAAGAAGAAGAGGAGGAAGAGGAATCGGTTGAATCCGAGGAATCTGAATCATCTGATGAAGCTGACTCTGCACCAGCCCCAGCGCTCGCCTAGTGCTTTGCGCGTAAGACAAACGGTAAGTCGCGAGTTTCATCTACTCGAGGATGTGGTTCGACTCCACAACGCGCTATACTATAAACGGACTGCTCACCGAGGAGTGCTAAATGAAATACTCACCGCATAGGAGAAGATCATGGCTATTCAAACTAAGGCATTCTGTGCCGAGTGCCACATCACATTTGGCACTCACGAAGAACGCGAGACTCACAAGGGAGAGTGTTACCACACCGATTGCTGGAAGAAAAAGCGTACGAACGAGACGCGGATTCTTCTCAGGCTTCGTACCTCGCCACTCCTGATTCCAAGGAGGTGATCCGTATCTGACGGCTCGGAAAGACGAGTATGGGGAGCATCGTAGCTCCCCATTTTATTTGATTGTTAACCTTTCTAAAACAGATTGACAACTGATTGTCAACTGGATGAGTTATCCCCACCCATGTGTGGTGTGCATCTGTCAAGCTTCTATGCTATATTTATGGCAACGCACTCTTCCATGCAGTCCACGTCTGGGTCGCTGAACATCTATTAGCGCTCCGTATTTTTCATATAAAAATAAAAAATAATGACAGTCGAAGACACAGGCGTATCAGCGTACATATCCCTTGGGTCCGACGTTAACAAGCCCAAAGGAAACCTAACCCTTGACACCAAGGAGGGTATTGTGTCCGACAAATTACCTGAACTCGAGCTGGACATGAAAGACGATGACCTTGTTACCCTCCTCGACAAGTACGAAAAGATTTGGAAAGAATCATCCAAAAAACAAGAGTGGGAAAAGCAGATTGAAGAGAACGAGAAGTATTGGCTCGGCAAACATTTTGATACACCGAAACTAGAAACAAGCCGACCACGTGTCGACAATCTGATATTTGAATCATTGGAAACGTATCTGCCACAGATGACTCGTCGCAATCCCGAGCCGATCGTGTCGCTGGCTGAATCAGAAAAAAATGGTCAGAACGAGGACCCTATCAAAACTGCCTACGTTCAAAAAGTAAAAGGCACACTCGCTGATCTTGCTGACAAAAACAAGATGCGCCTCAAGCTTAAGAAAGGCGGTCGCCATTGGGCACTCTATCAGCTCGGTGTAGCAAAGCTTGGCTGCGACCTAGACAACGATATCCCCGTCGTTCGCATTGTGCGCCCAAAGCGCATGATCCTTGATCCTGATGCAACCATTGACGAAGACGGCTACACTGGCAATCGTATCGGTGAGTACCGAAAAATGGAAGCCGATAAGCTCATCTCTATCATCGGTAATGACGAGGAAAAGAACGGCACAGCCATCGCTAAAATCAAAGAACTTGCCAAAGGCGAACTCGGTACGGAAGTACAATTTGTCGAATGGTGGACTCCGCAATATCTCTGCTGGAAACTCGACAAGACAATCCTGCTCAAAAAGAAAAACCCACACTGGAACTACGATCGCACTGAAGTCCCAACTCCTGCCGACCTTGGCTCCGAGGGTGTGAATGTTGATAACTACGGAAACGTCACCGCTGACGAATTCCAAGTCAAAGGCATCAACCACTTTGCTGTGCCACGAATGCCGTACAGCTTCCTCTCGGTGTTCAACCTCGGTGATCAACCAATGGATAAGACCTCGCTCATCGGCCAGAACCTTGCCAACCAAGACAAGATCAACAAACGCAATCGCCAGATAGACAAAAACACCGACCGAATGAACGGCGGCATGGTTGTCTCACTTGCACGCTCTGGTCTCACCGCTTCCCAAGCTAAAGGCGTGACCGATGCACTCCGCCGAGGTGGTGTAGTCGTCATTCCTGATGGCTCACCTCGTGAGGCCATCGATCAGTACAGCCCTAACGGTCTACCTGCCGATGTCTATAACGATTTGGTCGACACCCGAAATCGTTTACGAGACATCTTTGGTGTCACTGGCTCTACGCCAGCTGGCATTGAAAGTGAAAAAACAGTGCGTGGTAAGATCATCACACGTGGTCTTGATGCCGACAGAATTGGTGGTGGTGTGAGCGAATATCTCGAGCAGTTTGCTGACGATATTTACAACTGGTTTGTACAACTCCTCTACGTCTACGATACGGCCTACCAATTTGTGGCCGAAGCAACCCCACCGAAAATCATAGTGTCGGTCAAAGAGGGTTCGCTTCTTCCAAAGGACAGCACCACAATTGCTAACCAAGCCATCGAACTCGGGACCTCAAACAAAATGGCATTGGTTGATATGTACAAACGTCTCGAGTACCCAAATCCCGAGGAGTTATCCGCCAACGTTTGGCTTGAAACAAACGCACCGCAATTGCTCTACAGTAACAATCCTCTGGTTCAACAGGCCGTACAGATGCAACAACAAGCGGCACAATTAGCACAGGAAGCCGAGTTGCAAAAAGCAGGTATTAAAAATGGTGGGGGCGAATCACCATCTCCGTCACCAGATATTATTAGCGAAGTACCAATCACATGAAACTAAGAAAAATCACACCAAAGACCCATACGCCCATGATGGACATGCCAGCTAAGTCGGAATCCAAACCGATCTATCCGAGCTTTCGTATTGAGCTGATCCACCTACCCGAGGCCAAGAAGTGGGAGATCGGCAAGGAATACAAGATCGGTCTGAAATTGAAGATGACAGGCATCTCAATCAGTCGATATCAGAATGATGCAGAGTTCGAGATTCACGCCATCGGAATTGGCAGTAGCCATAACGAGGAAGAAGAATAAGCAACGTTCACAGGTGTCGTCTCGTAGCCAGCGACAATAAACAAGTAGCCACGTAGTCAATTAACCTATATAATAAAAATGAACGAATCAACAACGACGAAGTTCAGGCAAGAAGGCGAGCCAGCCTTCCAAGCTGAGAACACAGAGAACGATAACTCTGCCGAATCGTCAACGGGAAAAGAAACGACCACTGATCAAACCCAATCGCAAGAGGGGAAAGAAGACTCTGGCGCAACGGGCGAAAAAAGCCCAAAAGATGATAGTGAAGAAGACGCAGGATTCGCATCTCATCCTCGCTGGAAAGAGCGAGAACAAGATTGGGATAAACGCTTCAACGAACAGGAGAAGCGCCACGTCGATGAGTTTGACGACTTGCGCAAGGAAATGGATGCGAAGATTGCCGCT